CATAGTTATCTTGTAACTGAGTGATTTGTAATGCACGATTAAATTCTTCTGGCGTGTCTTTGAATGACTCCAGAGATTGACTGAATAATTTTTTGATTTGATTTAACATTTGTTTCTCCTCTTGTTTGATATGTGCTTATTCTAGCACGTTATTCGTTGTTGTCAACGATTATTTTGAGATTAGTGAGTTAAATTTCAAAGAAATCTCTAACCTTTCCTTAGGTATACCTTCTACCTCACTCAACACAAGATCTACGAGTTCTTTATTACTTCTTCCATTGAAGACAGATGAGAGTGTAGTCCTTGGAAAACTAAATGTCTTAGCTATCTCGTTGATACCTAAACCAGTTTTACGCATCACTACAGCCCTGCACCTTTGACTATCAGAGATCTGGTTAGTTCTACCTCTCAATTTAGAATTAATTTTCCCATTGAGAATACCATGTTTAGTATTCTCTTTTGCAGTAACCCATTCTAAATTCTCAACACAATTATTAGATTTATCATGGTCGATATGGTTAACAAACTTCTTACCTTCGGGGTTAGGTATAAAATGTTGAGCAACTAACCTATGCAAGTAACGTAACCAATTTCTTTTTGGGTCACATTTCATATAGATCAGAACGTTGTAATAACCTGCTCCGTTATTATAACAAGAAAGAATTTTACCTTTCTCTACAGAATACACCCTTCCTTTGTTACTAATGAGGTAGGCACCATGCACCTCCTTAATGGGTAGGAAAACTTCACCATCTTCTTTTAAATCTTCTAGAATATCCATTATACACTCCTATCAATGAACGTCTTTCCATGAGCCTTGAAAACTCATCTTACCTTCGCCATCTAAAGGCAGTGGTAACTCAAGGAACTCACCTGCCTTAACAATACACTCCACAGACATCTTACGGATTTCATCTTCAATCCCATCTTCAGCTATCCACGAGTATTCGTCGTGTATCGCGCTAATCCGGTACACTTTCTTACCCTTATAAATATAGTAAGGGCGTCCTTTGTCATCAAGATAGAAATCTCCTAGCTTCGCATCCATCAAACAGCAAGCTAAAGACATTGCTATAGCACCACAAGATTGTCCTGCTAAGTTAATCAGAATATTTTTACCCCTTGCACAAAGCATCCTACCATCCCATGCAGGAATGTATTTCTTCTGACCCTTCATATCAAAATACTTTTCAATATTTTGTTTAAGCTTACCCAGACCTTCATTCATATTCCAATAGTTGTCGTAAGATGCTTGCGCTTCTGTTTTACTCAAACCTAAGCTACTTGCAAGCTTTGCTACACCACCCCCATATGCCAGTAAATACGCCATTCATGTTCAGGCTGGGTCGCTACTCCCAGCCCCGCATCATTACATGCAGCTGCATGTTTCCATGCAGATCAGACTATATCTTCACCCTCAGGTATCTGAGGGGCTGTGCGCTTCCACCTGCTTAGGTGTACTCCCTTTCGGGATAGTCGTTGCACGTTCCAAATATTCTACAGCAGTTGTTAAATAAGATGGATTATCCTGAAATAACCCTAAACCTCTATTACAATTATGACACAGCATACCCCTAACAGCACCTGTCGTATGACAATGATCTACTGCTAGGTCTAGCTTTTGGTTTATATCTATTTTAAAACCGATCTGCTTACAGATATGGCATCTGCCCTCGAATTTATTATACATTTCCATGTATTGCTCATAGGTGATACCATACTGCTTATTCAGGTACTTTCTTGTGAAACCTTTACTGGAGCACTCCCCGCAACAATACAGTTGTGAGGGTGCCTGTGGAGTAAACAAATTACCACATTCCTTACACCCCTTCTCCTTAAAGTATCCTTGAGGATATTTGTCTGGTGAAGCAGTCATTGGTTTCTTTTCTTGTCCTTTATTTTTACCTCTACTATACATCTTCTTTCCTTCTGATGATGCTGTAGAATATTTGGCTTCGCTCAGTATTGTCTCCGCCACTACGCGCTGAGAGTTCCACTGAATTCACACAGTTTTCACATAATATTACTATTATGCAGGGCACTTATTTACCCGTCTTAGCCTTATTACGATAAGGTTTAAAATCTGGATTGTCCTTTAAGGTAGGATCGTTTATATCAAATTTGTCATGTAAGTGTGGGAAGAAAGCAAAAGCGTTAAAACTGTGGGAGTCACCGTTCAACACAAGGTCTGCAAACTTACCATTATCATACTTAGTTGTGTAACTAGCTACTGTCCTGTTTTCTAAGGCTGCCGCATCTGTCCCTATATACCAAAACCCTTCAGGTGCATAGAATAGATCCCTCATTTCCTCACCTAGTAAAACATCTGGAGAAGCTTTAGGGCAATTACATAAAGTTTTATGCTTAACCCTGAAAGTGGGTGTATATCCACTAATCTCAGCACTTAATCGCTGGTCAAAACCCATACGCCAGTTGTTTACCCATCCTGTAACTACTCCAAGTCTGTTACGATAAGAGAGGAACTTAACAACCTTTTTAGGGATCTCTCCGTCAATTTTATCAAGGTTAGGGCAAATCTTCCCTTGGTAAGCAATCTTAGGTGTAGTCTTAACTAACTTACCATTCTCACGTAAAGGTTTACCATCCTCACCTTTTTTGAAATTCCAAAAGTCATCGTGAGGTTTCCAACCTGAGTCTAAGAAATACTGCTTCAATTCCATGTTATCATCTATCTCTAATGGAAGCTTAACAGGTAAAATCTCCCCAGCCTTTAATTCAACTTCTAATCCATAAGCTTTAATAAGATTACCTTCCACAGATGCTTTGTGCTTTTCCAACCACTTTTCAAATGTAGCACTAAATGTTCCATCCTTTTTAAAAGGTTTTGCAGGGATCTTATAGAAAGATTCTTCCGCAGCTTTTAAAGGTCGTGGAGGTAGATGTGGTTCCACATCAGCTTTAAGCTTCGCCATTTCATCTTCACACTTAGCTATCAAGGCTTTTGCTTTATCTAAATTAAACGGCGCTCCTGTATAAGCTTGTGCGCTATAAAGCCAAAAGTCTTTTTGTAACTGACGGAAAGACTTATGAATCCATGAGTCTCCATATAATGTTTTAGCTTTAGTCCATAGCCGATTAAAAACATCACGAGTTGCTTCAACGTCTTCATCACAATATTCTTGCATCAAATCATGCCAGAAAGAGAACTCAAAACCCTTCTCCTCTTTTCCAGTCATAACGCCAAGCTCTACAAGTTTGTTACGATAATCCATTTTTTCATTCTCTGATCCTTTCGATAAATAATCTAGTGAATGGAATGGACTATCTGGATTAAGGTATTGAGATAAGACATAGGTGTCAACAAACTGAACTTTATGACCACATAACCAATCATTACCTTTCTTCCCAACAGAGGGGATAACATCAAATAGTTTCCACTGCACCCACAGATCGAATCCTAAAATATTATGCCCCACTACAAGTGAACCTTCAGGAAAGCTTTTCACCCACTGCTCAATCTGTAGCTTTGTAGCTTCTTTAGATTGTCTGAAAGGGTGGATAGCTAACGTTTGTTTACCATCTAAAGATTTAAACCTAGCATACCATGCTTTCGTAGACAATAGATAAAGATTGTCAGCTTCATAATCGAATACCCACCCTTGCATACTACCTCCTAAAACTCCACATTCTGCGTTTTCATGTATTCTTCCTTGTCCCAAAGTGTGTGTGTTGCTGAATCATAGAATAATTCGCAAGCTAGCCCTGTCCATCCTGTTGAACGCGACTTCAAAATATGAACTGAGGTTGTGTTCCTAATTTCTGGATTTTCGTGATTTTTATCGCGTTGTAGTGCAATATTTACACCAGCAGAACGATATTGTGTACCTGAGCCAATGATTTGTTCCTCTGTCAAGAAAGCGCCAGCACTTGCTGACTTCTCACCAGATCCTGATTTGCGCACATGCGCTACATTAAAGATAATGCACTGGTGTTCTTTGACAATACGTTTCTGCCATCCCATGAAAGTATCAATATATTCAATAGGCTTACCTGAAAAGATGTCAGAGATTACATCGATCACAATAATCTTGCAACCGCATCCAATAATAAGTTCCTCAACCTGCTCTTGAAGCTTAGAGTAGTCCCCACGGTCATCTAATAAGAACAGTCGGCTAGTTCCATCCTGACGTTTAAATAAGCTATTTGCTGCTTGTTCTGCTTCAGGACTCCCAACAAAAGCTAATCGTTCTTCTTTGTCATTGATTAGTGCAATCTTGCGTCCGAGATAGTGTGACAGTAAGTTCTCTCCATACTCCCCAGCTTCGGCTTCGAGAGATAATACGCCAACAT